TATGTTCCGCGCGGCAGTTTTAGATATTCCTCTATTTCATCGCGTGCATCTTCCCACCCATAACAAACTATGGCACGGTTACCGAGAGCCGTCAGCCTGGATAGCCATATTCGTTGCAGCTCGGAAACCTTGCCTTTAGGTGCCTTCAGTTCGATATATAACGCTCCACAATCGCCCCTACGGGCCGGCAGGCAGATATCTGGCACTCCGGCCTTCAACCCTTCTGCTCGCATACTGGCGCCCATCCTGAGCGTCCTACGGCCGGCATTAGGGATAGCATAGAGCGCGGAAAGTTCAGGGTAACGCTTGTGGTTGAGTTCAGCCCACCGGAATAGAGCTACTTGATGGTCGTGCTCGGAGGCACGGCGGATAGTCACTTCACCGACCTCCAGATATTGTTTGCATGGCCTTTTTTAAAATCATGGTGTCCTCCGTAGTGAAGTCTCTGATATTCTTTTTAGCCATATTTGAAACTTTCATACCCCCTCCTCATCGCACGCTCCGCAGATTTCCGGTAAAAGTTTATCCCCTTCCCGATAAACAAACACGGTTTTGTCCGTATCGCACACGGAGCAGTGTCCGTGGCGGATGACGCTAAGTGTTTTCATCTTCACCCTCCCTTTCCTTTAACGCCTACAATTGCCTGTAATCCTAATACTTTTAGTCGTCATAAAGTATTATTTGGCTTATTACTATCGTAATATATTGATTTTTAAAGAGAAAAATAATACTTTAATACTTTGAATACTTTGGCCTATAAACCCATAAACACTCCCTCGCGTACGCGCGCATTTTATATATAGTATAGTATAGTATAAGTATTAAAGTATTAAGAGTATTATTAAGACTAATAAAATCAACCACTTACAGCCGTAATACTCTGAAACCTTAAAAAAAAGTATTCAAAGTATTATTCCAACGCAATCCATACATCCTTTGGTTGGCCTACTTTACCTGTCCTAATTTTACCCCTATCCGCCAATCCGCTGGACTGAAGCTCACCTAAAATCTCACTACGCAACTTGTGAGGCCACTTAGACCACGGTCTAACCTTTGGCATGTCGGCAGGGCGCACCCCATCCTTACCGGCGCTCCTGAGTGCTGTGAGAGCTTCCAGTTTCGATTTCTCATAGTCACTACCAGATACATTCCTCCGAATCTCCTCGATATAGCGTGAATATAAATAATACACCAGCTTCCACGCCCATCGGATATATACCACACCGACATCCGTCTGTCCGTCCATAACGGCGGCAATTAACGCAACCCTCATAGCGATTTCTCTATTCCGGGAAATCATATCATCGAGTCCATGCTTTTCGAGGCCATTAGCCATTTCGACAATATCAGCGTCAATCCGATTAAGTTCCGCTATGGACTCAACCGTAAATGGTACAACGATTTCATTTTCAACACCGGGGCAGCATGGCACCCCCGCCTCGGAAATATTGCCCTTGAGCCATACATCCTTGACCCATTCGGTTATTTCGTCCGGCACGGGAGTATTACAACTCGATATATCCAGTGGGGCGCAACACCTATCCTCACGACTAATAAAAGGCAATATTCTATTAACGAAGCCCTGTTCTATGAGCGATTCGTTTATCGCGCCTGTTAACGCCCTGGGTGTTGTAAGCCCGACCATTGTCAATGCCGGACGGTCAACCCTGTGCACCGAATTATCCGCGTATTCCTCCGACACACTAAAGCTATGGCATGATGAAAATATATCGAGTAATTTACGAAATGTTCCACGCGATGATGATCGTGGATTTGTGGCCGCTTCTTGCAGCCTTAAACCAATCTCCTCGAAAAACGATATCTGAAGAGGTTGATTTTCGAGGCTCTTTATAACCGTATTCGCGGCGGTGAACCCTTCGGACCGCTCCATCCATTCTATCCCGGCTGCCTTCATAATCTCGCGGCATACCTGTTTAACATGGTCTTTCCCTGTCCCCGATTTGGACGCGACAATCATATAGAGGCTCGTATAATTTTTATATTCCGTCCTATACCGTCGGCCTAACACCACACTCCCGAGCGCAAGTCCGGCCGCAATTCCGAAAAGCGGCTGGGGACGAACGGCGGTAGCTGAATAATAATCGGCGATAACTTTCAAGAGACCCGGCGGATTAAAAATCTCGTCAGGGTATGAGGATGATTGAATGGACTGCTTTTGATAAGGCCTAATCATACGCCCGCGAATCATGGCATCCGTAACAGCGGATAATCCTAACTCCGACGCCATGTCATTAAAGTCTGTACCACTGATATTTTCAGGATAGATAAAAGGTATGCCTGTCTCCGCCTCGACTTTCCGGGCCGCGTCAAGCCCAGCCTTATCATTGTCGGCACAAACGATTATATTGGGGTACTTCTTTGAGGCGCTTACGGCAACAGATAAAAGATTTCCCGCGTCGACCGCCACTATAACCATGCAGCTTGTAGCCTCATGGACGGACGCGCCCGTGGCGTACCCCTCAACGATATAGACTCGATTCATACTGCCGGGGATAGGGAATGCGCTGCCCTTTTTTCTGCCGCCGTACATGAGCTTTTTCGTGCCATCCGGCGCGATTGATTGATATGAGGTAATCCGCCCTTCGGTGGAATAGATAGGCATGATAAGTAAATCGTTTTTTTGCCGGAGTCCGTGATTCTTGACGCGCTTTTTCATAAGATACAGGTGCTCATCGGTAGAGGCCGGTAATACATCCCATTCTCTTTGCGCGCGAAAGGCCGCTTCCGAGTATTCCCGCTCCTGTTCTTCTACAGCCTTCTTTTGCGCACTCTCTATCATCTTCTGATAGTCTATGCGCTCGGCAGGCGTGAATGATTCCATCTTCTCGGCCTGCCATGTCTCGCGAAGACCACAAGCATAGTCGCCGAAGACGGCTCCTAACATATCAGGAAAAAGGTAACAATATCCTGCCTTGTTATTGGATTTTTTTCCTATACCCGGGAAACGAATCCATTTGCCGGGAACGATTTGAGCTGGAGACAATCCAATAGATTGCATGACAGTGAGTAGGTCGGATAATGGCATGAGGGCGGCTCCTGTGAGATTTTATTTATGCTCGAAACGGGCAGAGCGCGCGGCGGCGATAGCTTTTTCTGGTGCTACATCTCTACATTCATTTTCTGTGGGATATTCATACAATCTATATTCATTAGAATCCCGCCCGCCTTTTAAATATTTACTATGAAAACAAATCCTCCTTGATTTAACCTCATTTAATCGCGATGGAAGAATTAGATGATATTCCTTTGAGTCTGGAACTTCATCTAATAAAAGTAATGATTCTTGAGTATAATGACAAAGGGCAACTATTTTATTCATGGCATCATTGCCAATATTGATATAAGGCTTTATCTCAACCCATAGTCCTGTTTCCTTAAAATGAAATCCAGGCAACCAGAAATCCGGCAGATATCGTCCCGCGTCACCGAGGTCATATCCTTCTTTTTCGTATTCCCACTTGATGCCGAGAGTATCAAAAAAGACCGCCCACCTGGCCTCCAGGCGGCTGCGAAAAAGATACCCCTTATATGAGGTCTGTATCGGCGTAATCTTCACTCGCACCCCTCCTGATTTATCCGGTTAATCTCATCCACGGAGATGAAAATCTTATCACCTTTTCGGATACTGACAATTTTATTATCCTTAACCTTTAACCATACCCAGTGAGGGCTCATATTGAGCTTTTCTGCGGCCTCTTTAATAGTCAGCGGCGCGGGAATTAATCCTGTAGAATTCATTTTATTACCTCCGTTTTTTATTACATTAACTCTTTTTTATTCTCATGTCAACTTTTTTCTTGACATTCTTTTTCGTCCTGATATAATCATCTCATCAGGCCAGCCCCATCATAATCGAATAGTCGGTTAATGGAAACGGCCACCTAAAAAGGAGTACCGCCATGTCAGTCATGCCAGCGCCAAACGCGCCCCCCGAACTATCTCTCGAATCCCTCGTAAAAAGTTTCCAGCTGATAAAAGCGCAAGAAGAGCACTACCGGTCGCTCCGCGTGGAAATTGAACTCGCCATATCCGCTCTCATTCCCGGCGAGCTGGAGGGCACTGAGTCCCGCGAGGTGGACGGGCTTAAAATCAAGGTGGTGCGCAAACTCACCCGCACCCTTGACGAGAAGCTGTACTTCAAAAATATGTACCTGATTCCGAAGAGTATAGACCCCGTGATATATAAGCCGTCGCTCGACCTTAAAAAGCTCCGCGCGATAGAGACGGCAAACCCCGAAGTCTTCGCCGTCTGCCAGAAGTTCATCTCGGTCAAGCCCGCGAAGGACTCGGTAAAGGTCGAGGAGGTGGAATGATGAGCGACTTTTCTTTAAAAAATATCACTACGGGCAAAACGAATCTCCCGCCTCGCATAGTCCTATACGCAATGGAGGGCATGGGTAAATCAACATTTGGAGCGTCAGCATTCAACCCAATTTTTATTCAGACCGAGGACGGGCTGAATGAGATAGACGCGGCAAAATTCCCGAAGGCACTATCATTCGACGATGTGATGGGTCAGCTTCGCGTTTTGTTTTTGGAGAAGCATGACTACAAGACGGTCGTCATCGACACGCTCGACTGGTTGGAACCTCTCGTCTGGCAGGCGACCTGCGCCATACACGGGGAGCCTAATATCGAGGGGATGGAAAAGAAGAGCGCATTCGCCTACGCGAAGGGATACCATTTCGCCCTCGACCAGTGGAACAGGTTGCTTTTTGCCCTTGATGAGCTCAGAATCAAAAAAGGCATGGCGATAATTCTCATCGGGCATGCCGAGGTTAAACGGTTTGATAGCCCGGACACTGAGCCCTACGACCGGTATCAGATTAAACTACATAAAACAGCGGCCCCGAAAATAATCGAATGGGGCGATGCCGTGTTGTTTGTTAATAATCAGGTTTTCGTCGAAAAGACGGATGTGGGATTCAATAAGAAAGTCGTGCGCGGCACCGGTGGGCAGAACCGACTGATGTACACTGAGGAGCGCCCGGCATACCGCGCGAAAAACCGTTACGGTCTGCCGCCGGAACTGCCGTTTATCAAGGGCGAGGCGTGGAACACATTAATTGCGGCGATAAAAAACAGCCGCACAACTAAACCAGAAGGAGAAAAATAACATGAGCGAATTAGGTTACAATGCAAACCCCGAACAGGATGCGGCGGGTCATAAGGGCGGCTTCGAGATAATAGAGCCGGGCTGGAAGAAGGTCGTCATAACAGCAAGTGAGGTCAAGGACACGAGCTCGGGTAAGGGGAAGATGCTCGTCTTCACCTATGAGTTACAGGACGGCACCGGCCGCACGGTGATAGATAGGCTTAACATTGTCAATCTCTCCGAGGTCGCACAGAAAATAGGCCGGGGCGCGCTCGGAAAGATTGCCGTCGCCATCGGACATAAGGACACCCTCAGCCGCACCGAGCCGTTACACGGCAGGCCGTTCGAGGCGAAACTGACGGTCGAGGACTTTGAATCGAACAAGCCAGAAGATAAAGACCCCGTAACCGGTAAAGGCAAGATGCTGAAATCTAATAAGGTAACGGACTACCGCGCGGTGACTGTCGCGGCACCCGTGTTGGCAGCGGACAAAACACCGGCAGCCTGGTAAGTAAAGTTTGACGCGCAATAACGGCCCGTTGGAACCCGACCGGGGTAGGTTTGACCTCGTTAGAAAGGCGGGCGCGTACATTGTCGGGTGCTCTGTACGCCGCGTCAAAATAAAGGAATACTATACTAAAGCCCGTTACTTTTCAGACTTCATAAGAGAACCGGAGTGGTTTCGTGGAATATAAGGATTACGAGCAGGAATATATATCCGGTGGTATACGCCTTTATCAAGCCGACTGTATGAAAATGTTATCTCAGATACCGGATAAATATTACTCGCTTTGCATAGTTGACCCGCCGTATGGGATAGGTGCAAGCAATTATACAAGAGGCGGTACTCAATATGGCAAAAGCAAGGCAACTTGCAAAGAATATGGACTTAAAAAGTGGGATTCTGAAACACCATCCTTGCAATATTTTGAGGAACTAAAGAGGGTGAGTAAGCAGCAAATTATTTGGGGTGGCAATTACTTTATTCTTTCACCGTCATCATGTTGGATTGTTTGGGATAAGGACAACGGCGATAACGGCTATGCCGATTGCGAGCTTGCATGGACAAGTTTCAAAACGGCAGTCCGCAAGATTAAATACAAATGGCATGGGATGCTCCAAGAAAACATGAAAAACAAAGAGTCTCGCATCCACCCCACCCAAAAGCCCGTCAAGCTCTACGAGTGGCTCCTAAAAAACTATGCTAAGCCGGGTGATAAGATACTGGACACACATTTGGGAAGTGGTAGCTCGGCTATTGCCTGCTACAATATGGGGTTTGCCCTCGATGGTTTTGAAATCGATGTTGATTATTTCAATGCCGCAGTGGATAGACTGGAGAAGCACAAGAGACAGGGTGTACTATTTACACCGAAAGAAATCTTTTAAAGTAGGAGGCCCAATGTACCCATACTTTCGCGTTACCGAGTGCGTTGAGAATTTCGATGGGGCATTACAGTTGTGGCTGGAGCATTTTAAAGTCCTCGGCATCCCTGCGTGCGTGGCGAGGACTGAGGGGATAATCAATCCGCAGGGAAGGTACGCTGGCAGGGGCTACGCAGTCTGGCGTCAGGGTGAGGAGACGGCGGCGATAGGACGGGAGCCCAACAGCGAGAAGCTGGACGGCGAGATTATCGAGTCGGTAAACGGGTTTCAGCATATAGTGATTTAAAGGAAAAAATATGGCAGACCTGACTTTTTTATATGAAGAGGACACTATCGCAACGGTAGATAAGGCCGTGGCGCTCAAGGCGCAATCGGAACCTCCGCGCGGATATCTGGGTATGAGCGAAATAGGCGACGAGTGTGTGCGGAGATTATGGATAAAGTACCATGCGGCGCCCATAGAGGAGTTCTCAGGCCGGATGCACAGGTTATTCGACACAGGTCATCTCATCGAGGCGCGCGTGGTGCGCGACCTGCGGCTTGCCGGGCTGAAAGTCAATCGCTCCGCGAAGGCGAACTCCTACTCGGACTTCGACGGGCTGTTCAGAGGTCATTCGGACGGGAGGATAACCGGACTCAAGGAAAGCAGTAAGACTCATATCCTTGAGGTCAAGTCCGCGAGTGATAAACGATTCAATGAGTTTAAAAAAAACGGCATCGAATCGGATGCTAAATACTTCGCTCAGGCACAGCTCTACATGGGGTATGCGAAGTTGGTACGGTGCCTGTTTGTCATCGAGAATAAAAACACTTCCGAGCGGATACAGGAGCGCGTCAAGTTCGACCGCGCTTTATTCGAGCGGCTGAGGGAAAAGGCCCGCCTTATCATCGAATCGAAGGAGCCGCCAAGGGGTATCAGCGATAGAGTCGATTGGTTTCAGTGCCGGATGTGCAATTTAAATAACGAAAAATATTGTCGGAAGGATTGGAGCGACGGGAAGGTGCCCTTTTGAAACCGCGCGCATACCAGGTCTCCGCACTTGAGTCAATCTGGCAGGCGTTAAAGACCGAATATTCGGTATTGCTCGAAAGTCCGTGTGCCGCCGGAAAGACGATAATTTTCGCCAAAATCGCTCAACGCCTATTGGCCGAAAATCCGTCGTTCCGAGTGCTCATACTCACAGACCGCGAGGTGCTCGTAACGCAAAGCCGCGATAAGCTTCTCCGTGTCGCGCCTGAGCTATCTCTTTCCGTCGGGGTAGCATGTGCTTCGGTGTCCGGCGACAAGCGGCTGGACGCGCGCGTAACGATAGCCAGCAGGCAAACGCTTATCCGCCGGCTCGGGTCGTTCGCGCCGGTGCAGCTCGTAATCGTGGACGAGTGCCACTTGCTGGCAACTCCGAAGGAGGGCGACGCCGAACCGCCCGACCAGTTCGGAGCAATAATATCAACGCTCCGCAAGTATAATCCCCGTATGAGATTGCTCGGCGTTACGGCGACCCCGTACCGCCTGAACGACGGGTATATCTACGGCACCCGTAACGCGCCCAAGTGCCAGCCATATTTCACCGAAGTCCACCACCGCATAACGGTAGGCGAGTTGCAGTCGATGGGGTTTCTCGCGCCGTTGATAGGTAAGGTCGCCGTCCCTGCCGGGCTGGAGACGCGGCTTGATAATACATCTCTCGTCAGCGGCGAATATAATCTCGGCACGATATCCGGCATCATGAGCGAGGGCCAACATATCCGGAGCGCGGTCGAGGCATGGCAGCAGCACGCCTCCGATAGGAAAAAGACCATCGCGTTTTGTGTTACTATCGCGCACGCCGAGAAGCTCGCCGCAGCGTTTAACGCGGATGGTATCCGCGCTCTACCCATACACAGCGAGCTCGATACGCTGGATAGCTACGCCAACATGGAGTCTTTGCGCAACGGCGAGGGGCAGGTTTTTTGCTCGGTTGCCCAGTTGACGACAGGTATGGATGTCGCAGATATCGACTGCATTTTAATGGCGCGGCCCACAAAGAGCGCCGCGCTTTACAAGCAGATTTTAGGTCGTGGGCAGAGGATTTCGCCCGGAAAGGAAAATTGCCTTGTGCTCGATATGGTGGGTAATTCCAACGAGTTCGGCACCGACCTAGATAAACTCAAAATCCGCTATCGGCAATCGACCGCGCCGAGCGAGCGAAACCCTGCCGGGATAAAATACTGTCCGACCTGCGATATCGAATTACACCCGGCGGTCAGGGTGTGCCCAGAGTGCGGTTATGAATTTGTCTTTGAGGCGGATGCGCCAGACCTGAAAGATGTTGAGTTCGGCTCACAGCCGCCCGTGACCTGCGATGTAATGGGTATCTACGGCGAGCCCCATATAGGCAAGGAGTCGGGCAAAACACTATTGAAAGTCCGCGTGGAGATAGACCTTGGGACTGCTGTCAGGACGGCGAATATGTGGATGTGCTTTGAGGGCGACGGGTACTCCGGGTATGCCGTAACGAAGGGGAAGGCGCTATGGCATCAGCTCACATTCGGCATGGTGCCATACCCTGATTCTACGGCAGACGCGCTCGAACTAATCAAAAACGGCGCATGGTCTACACCCAGCCATGCGGTCGTGGATATTAGCGGAAAGTGGCCGGACATTAAAACGCTGATTTTTGATGTCCCGTTCTGATAATGTAAATTATTTACTTGACAAGTAATCATAATCATATATAATAGAGTTATAAAGAGTGGTCAACCATTAACAAGAGGCACAAAATGACTAAGCATAAAAAGCTATGGGCTGTCCGTAAGCATTATTTTTCAGCAGATGCGTGGGAGGCTCAGGAAAGAATAAAAGAGAGCCAGAATATAAGCCTCGATACGTGGGATTGCATTTGCGGGGCCGTGAAAATACCTCAAAACTTTAATTGTCCTTTTTGCGGGATGGACAAAAAAGCGATTAATCTGTTTTAGCCTGCGACAAACACTAACTAACCATGATGGATTAAAATAACAAACACAATCAACACAGCGGGAGGACGAGAAATGAAGCTCATCTGTATTAAATGCGGATATACATGGGAGGCGAGGACGGAGCACCCGAAGGAGTGCCCGGCCTGCAAAAATCGAAAATGGGACGAGCCGAAAAAGGAGGCGACCTATGAGCAGACAGATTGACAAAAACCTCGAAAACCACATGGTGCTCCCGGAGGCCCACGGCAGGCCGGAGCGCGAGGAGCCGGAGTATAAAGGTCAGCCGGAGCGCACGCTGGAGGAGAAGCTGGAACATTTGGAGGAAAAATACACGCAATACGAGCAGATGTTTCTCGGTGAGCAACGGCGCGCAGACCGGCTTGAAGCGAAACTTAAAGGAGAAAAATAATGAAATACAAATTGACAGATACCATAAAGATGGTAGGCAAGATAAAACTTTACAGAATAGAGGCATTAAAAGATTTCGCGGGTGTGAAAGCCGGTGAGATGGGTGGATGGATAGAATCAGAAAAAAATCTCTCGCAAATAGGCAATGCACAGGTCAGCGGCAATGCGCGGGTCTACGACAATGGGCGGGTCTACGGCGATGCACAGGTCTGCGGCAATGCGCAGGTCAGCGGCAATGCGCAGGTCAGCG